AAACGGAATTGAAAAATATTATATTTTAAAAAATAGTACAACAGGTGCTTTTACAGTTACATTTAAATATGCATCAACAGGATCAGGTATAACTTTAACTCAGGGTTATTTAACAGCTGCTTATGGTAATGGAACTGATTTTCAAACAGTTGATCTTACAACTTTACAAGGAACAATTGCTACAGCACAAATTACAAATTTAGCAGTAACATCTGGAAAACTAGCATCATTTGCAGTTACTTCTGCTAGACTGGCATCGTATGCAGTTACTTCTGCTAAACTTGCAACAAATGCTGTTACAGCAATAAAGATTACTCAATCAACGATTACACAATCTAAACTTGCAGCTGATTCTGTAGGTTCTAATCAATTAATTTCAACTGCAGTTACTCCAGGGGCCTATACAAATGCTTCTATCACAGTTGATGCTGACGGACGTATTACTTCTGCATCTTCTGGATCAGCAGGTGGTGGAATGGGAGTACCTGTATTATATGCAGTTGGTCCTGCATCTGGAACTTATACAGCAAATCCTGCGGCAAATAGAGTTGTAGCTTATTTAGTAGGAGGAGGAGGTGGAGGAAGAGGTATCGGATGTTGTAACTTTGCAAGTGGTGGAACTGGTGGCGGTGGAGTTTGGAGTGTACCAATATCACAACCTTTTTCACGACCTTATTCAGTTGGAAATGGTGTTTATCCTCATGTATCTCCAGGTAATGCAACTAATATTACAAACATAGGAACAGCAAATGCAGGAGCTGCAGGTAGTCCAGGTGGTCCTGGGGCTAATGGTAATCAACCAGGATCTACTACTGTATATCCATCATCGTTTCGTATAGGAGCAACTGGAAGTGGTGCAGGTATGAACAGTGTAGGATCGCCAGGTTCAATTATGGTTTTTGAAAATATAGGAACTTAAAATATGACTTATTTTGTATTAATGAAAAATTCAGAAAATGTTATTAGTCCTTGTAGTAAAATAGCAGATAATGATTTTGATTTAAATAATTCAAATATAAATTTAGATGATTATAAAATAATAAAAGACACTGAAATAAATTACAATAATGTTAAATTTGGAAAAAAGTCTGTGCTTAAATATATTGGTAACACAATTACTTTTATTGATGATCCGATAGTTTACCCAAATAAGGATAGTTTAAAAAATTATATAGATGGATATAAAAAAAGTATTACGCAGTTTATTGATAATAACCCTAATCATATTTTATTAGATCGTTGGAAAAAATATTATAATCAATTAAATTCTTTAAATTTAAATACTATTGAATTTCCATTAAATAAGTCATTAGAGCAGTATTTCTTAGATACAAATCAAACTGCTTTTCATCCTTTACAAGTACCTTAAAAATAGCTATTAAAATAGCATGTTTGATAAAGAAATTGAGTTTAGTACTCATGAAGATTATTTTGCATTTAAAGAAGATTATCCAATACCTGCAAAATTAAATATACCAGAATGGTATAAAAAACTTGAACACAAAGTCGGAGAAATGACTGTTAAGGGTTGCATGCCATTTTTAGATTCTTTGACTTCTGGTTACTTGTTAAAAATGCCTCAAGATTTTTATATTCGACATAATATAGATGTTAAAAATGAAAAAGGAGAAACATTTAAAGACTCTTTTCATGCATTTAGTCTGCAAGACCAACATGAGATATTGCGTAAAAATTATTTAAATTTTAATACTATGCGTGATGTTCATTCTAAAGAACAAGTACATGGGGCTCCTTTTAATGAAAAAAATAAAAATTTAAATTTTTATAAAATATTAAACCCATGGATAATAAAAACACCCAAAGGATATTCTTGTTTATTTGTATCTCCATTAAATAATTCTGATGATCGATTTTCAATAATACCAGGTATAGTTGATACAGATACTTTTCCAAATGAAATAAATTTTCCTATTATTATAAATGGTGATAAATATCCTGTTCTAGAGACAATTATTAAAAAAGGAACACCTTATGTTCAAATTATACCATTTAAAAGAGAATCTTGGAAAATGAGTTTTAAAGCAAAAAAACAAAAAGACATACAAAATTCAAAATTTTTTTATGGATTAAATATAATAAACATATATAAAAATAAATATTGGAAAAAAAAATTATGGAAATAAAAAAATTTGTTAAAATATATGATGAAGTATTACCTTGGAGTGTTTTGTCTAATTTGATTAGATTTTCTAATTCTTCTAACTTTGAAGAAACTAAAATTGGTGGAGCAATAGAAAGTAAAGTTGATTTTAATATTAGAAGAACATATACACTTATTTTATCTAATTTACATAATTCTATTTCTAATGTTCATTGGTTTAATTTACTTCATTTTTATTTTAAAAAAAATCTTGATCAATATAAATTAGATGCAAATATCATAGATTATCATTATAAAAATATTTTTGATATAGAAATTTTAAAATATGAAAATACAGGATTTTACACTTGGCATACAGACCATTTTGCAGATATACCGAGAACGATGAGCTGTGTTTTATTACTTAATAATGATTATAAAGGTGGTAATCTTTGTTTTAGAAATCCTGATGGATCTGGAGAATGGGAAGTTGAAGTTAAACCAAATAGAATGATTATTTGGCCAAGTAATTTTTTATATCCACATACAGTTAAACCGGTAACGATAGGAAAAAGGTATTCAGTTGTAGCATGGGCACTATAAGAGATTTTAAATATAAATTAATTAAAAATTTCTTAACAAAAGAAGAAATTAAATTATTAACAGATTATTGTAGAATAAAACATAGAATAAATTTTGATTCTTTTGATTTTATTCAAAATGATAATGGAGATACTTATTTTTATGGTGATCCATTAATGGAATCTTTAATGGTTAATAAATTAGAATTAATGCAAAAAGAAACTGGTTTAGAACTGTTGCCAACTTATGCTTTTTGGAGAATGTATACAATAAATGCAGATTTAAAAAAACATAAAGACAGACCAGCATGTGAAGTAAGTGTAACCGTAATGATAGGTTCCGATAGAACTTCTTGGCCGATCTATATGGATGGAGCGGAAATAAACATGGAACCTGGTGATGCTGTGATTTATTTAGGTTGTGAATTAGAACACTGGAGAGATAAGTTTAAAGGAGACTGGCATGCACAAACTTTTTTACATTATGTAGATAAAAATGGACCTAATAAAGAATGGTTTAGAGATAAAAGACCTTTATATGGAACCACAAAATGAATTTTGAATTAAAAGTTAAAGAAATATTAAAAGAAACTTTTGTTTTAACTGGTAAAATAAATAATGAACAATTAATAAAAAATTTAATTAATATTGTTAAAAAAACAAAAGATGAAAATTTAAACTATAAAACTTATGTTAAAGGACATTTTACAGGTTTTAAAAGTTTAATACAAAACAATGAGTTTATAAATTTTTTAAAAGAAATTAAAGAAAATATAAGAATTATTTATAAAGAAAATTTTGTAATAGAAGACGCTTGGGGCAATATATGTAAAATTAATGAACAGATTACTGAACACGATCATGTTGGTACTACTGGTTTTTGTGGTATATTATATTTGACAGAAGGAGGACCAGGTACTTATTTCAAAGAATATGATTTATTGATCAAAGAAGAAATAGGAAAATACATATTATTTCATCCATTTTTAAAACATAGTGTAAAAAAAATAGAAAAAGACATTGAAAGAATTACAATAGCATTTAATATAAATGTATTAAAAGAATGGGAAGATAATTCTAAAATAACATGGGTGAATAAAAAATGATATTTAAACAATATGAAGATGGTTCTTGCGATATAGAGTTTTCTGAAAAAGAAATAGAAATTATAAATAAAAATAAAAAATTAAATTTGTCAGCAGAAGGTTTAAGACATTTTGGAAATAGACTTGTTGGAATAGTGGCTGATTGGAATACAAAATTTAATGAAAATTTAAAAAATAAAATAACTTTTAATGATACAAAAATTGAAGGCAAATGAATTTAAATATTATAGAAGCTTTTAAAACACCAATTTTTTTAGAACAAAAAAACGAATGGGTAAATATTTTAAATAATTTATCAGATAAATATATTGATATATCAAAAATTGAATTGCAAAAAATAATAAAAGAAGAACATATTAAGTTAAACAAAGATATAGGGGATCATGGGTATGCTTATCATTCTTCTAATTTATCGAATGATATTAATTTTAAAGAATTTATAGATTATATTATTTTAAAAAGTTATGATATTCTAAATTATATTGGTTATAATTTATTAAATTATAATTTATTTTTAAATGAATTATGGGTTCAACAATTTGGCGAAAAAGGAGGAGGACATCACGAAGGACATGTACATCACGATAGTCATATATCAGGTTTTTATTTTTTAAAATGCAGTGATAAAACATCTTATCCGGTATTTATTGATCCAAGAGTAGCAAAAATTATTTTAGACCTACCTTTAAAAAATGAAGATGATTTTACATTTGGAAATAAAAAAATACATTTAAAACCAGTTCCTGGAACTTTAGTGTTTTTTCCATCTTATTTAGAACATCAGTTTGTAGTTGATCATGGTATTGAACCTTTTAGATTTATACATTTCAATATACAAGCAGTTAGGAAAAATATAAAAATATAATGATTGAAATAATAAAAAATATATTACCTACGGAAATAAATAATAAAATTATATTATATTTAATTAAATCATCATCTTGGAAAATTGGACAAGATTATACAAATGATTTAAAATTATTAGAAGATTTATTGGGTCCGATAGGAAAAGATTATGGAATGTCATTTAACTCATTTAATGAAAAAGAAAACATTTTTTTAGAAACACCTTTGAATAATTATGCTGAAATTGTTTATGAAATAATAAAAAAAACAACACAATATAAATTTTTAAAACCAATTAGGTTTTATTGGAATTATTATAATTCGTCATCTTTTTCTGCACAACATACTGATCATAATAAAGATTATTATGTTAGTTTTATTTATAATTTAAATAATAATAATGGCGGTACAATTATTAATAATGAATTTTATAAATCAAATAGCGGTGAAGCTATTGTTTTTAAAAGTAATTTACTTCATAATTCTGTTTCACAAACAGATGTTAAATCTAGATTTAATTTAAATTGCATTGTTGAATTAAAAAGAACTATTAATTAAACAACTCTTTATTGTTAATTATATAGATATAAGGTATAATGATTTATGCCTTTACTTAAAATACCGGTACAACCAGGATTTGATAAACAAGATACACCTTCTCAAGCCAAAGGACGTTGGATTGATGGAGATTATGTACGTTTTCGTTATGGATCTCCTGAAAAAATAGGTGGTTGGCAACAATTAGTGGACGACACGTTAGTTGGTGCAGCAAGAGAACAATTTATATGGTCTGATTTAAACGGTAATAGGTATGCTGCAATAGGTACTAACAAATTATTAGTTATATATTTTGAAGGTCAATTTTACGACATTACACCATTAGATACAGCATTAACTTCTTGTACTTTCACATCAACTACAGGATCTAACATTGTTCAAGTTAATAAAGGTGGACATGGGTTATCAATAGGAAGAATAATTAAAATAAGTTCAGTTACTTTACCCGGTACTCCAAGCACTGGATATACAGCTGCAA